GCGTCCCTGCTTAGCAACCATTATCAATCCCCCTTTCTTTGTTGCTAACAATAGTAATTATATGCTTGTTGTTAGCAACAGTCAATCCCTAAATTAAAAAATCCCCCAGAAATTTTCCCAGGGGATCTTTTTGATACTAGAACGACACGCCTAACTGTTTACCAGTCCGTTTCCGATACGAAGTGGCTGCTTTCTTGTATTTTCTCTGGAACGCATTGTCATCAAAGACAAGACCTTTACTATTCATTTCTTCCAAAATCTGATTCTGTTCACGTATCGTGCTTTGCAACTGCCGCATCTGATACATGTACTCTGCCATTTTTACGTCCATCTCTCCCTGCATATTCAAGGAGAGAGCATCCATGTCAAGAGATGCAGATTTGAGATTCGGTTTTTTCGGCAAGTCAAAGTTTACCGTTGGAGTCTGCAAGGCGAAATTCTTGTTTATGCCTTTTGCCCATCCTTTTACCGCATCATATGTGGAATCAGCGTTATCCGTAATTCCAAGATTGAATCCTTCGACGAAATACGCGCCAATCTGCTTCATCACACGGGATGGAGAATGAACATCTCCGGCATCCTTTACACTGGTTGTAAGTTTTGCAACCAAAGATCTTCCGGCTGCTGCAATACCGCCAAGCAAATCGCTGTCACCTAATCCTCTAATAAAGCCTTGAAGCATATTTTGTCCGACTTCAAGCAAACTGTTTCCTGGTTCATCCTTCGCCTCGTTCGCGCTATCATGTACCGTCTTTGGCAATGCCTTGGATGCGTCCGATAACTGTTGTGTCAGTCCAGTATCTTTAATACCTTCAATCAGGTTCTGATCTACATCCAGGCCTAATTGTTTCAGTTTATTAACCAACGGTCCGCGCTCACTAGATTCTGCCTTATCAATTTGCTGTAACAGGTTAATGGCAGTTGTTTGTGTCTCTGATTCCTTGCCTGCAATCGCTTTAATCAATTCATCCGGCACATCCAGACCAAGACCATTAAACAGATTAATCAACTCTGGCTGTTTCAGTTGAACACCATTATTTACCTCCGTCAGCAGACCAATCACCGTGCTTTGAACTCCGGCATTCTGACTGGCGAGGTTTGTAATCAAATCTGACGGAAGTGTGATTCCCAAACTCTTGAACAAACTTTCAAGCTGTGGCTGTGTTGCCTGTACACCAGAAGAAATATTTGCCAACAGTGTTGTTACACTCAACTGAACTTCTGGGGACTTATTGGCAAGAACTCCGATAAACTCATCAGTCATTTGCGGAGCAATCTGTCCAAACAAAGTTTTCAGTTCTTCCGCTGATAACTGTGTCTGCTCCATCATCTTAGAGAACATCCCCTCAATAGCCGTGACTGAAATACTGTCGCTGGTTGCAATTTTCTGGGCGAAATCATCGGTAATCGTGATACCAAGATTCTGGAACTCTGTTTTGAGCCCTTCAATACCAGTTTGAATGGTTTGATTGTTTGTTGCTACTCCTGTAGCCGCGTTTTGATAGGCGGTACTGAAATATTCGATATCTCCATTAACATCTGACAACGCTTGTCTGGTATTTCCCAGTGTTTCCGTTGCTTGGTTAAACGCATCATTTGCTGCCTGGTATTCAGCGTCAATTTTTCTCCATTCTACACCGAACGGATCGTAGGTGGTTGTCATACTACCCTCTCCACCAATTCTGCCAGCTTCTGCCTTTTTCTTATATTCATCAATTTTCTTTTGCGACTCCAAAAGTTTCTTCCTGGCTTCTGTCTGGGCATCAACCGCATCCGCAACTGCTTTTTCGCCCTTAATCTGCTTTTCATAAGACTCTTCCAAAGAACTCATAGCAGCTTTAGCTTGTGCTAACTCTTTCTGCTTATCAATGGTTTTTTGAAGTTCATCACGGTTGACTTCCAAAAGACCTGTTTCCCCGTTGAAATACTGTTCCAATTCCGGATAAATCTGAACCAGATCCTTGCTATACTGTTTCATTAAAGAGATGTCTTCTGCGGTCGGGTTAGCCTTGCTATGAAGTGCTTCGTACTTATCTGCCATATCTTCTGCCATTTTGGCTTGTGCTTCTCCGGCAGTTCCAAAATCATCCTTCATCTTTTGCGTGGAATCTCTCAGATCCTCGATACGCTGATTGATGTCTTTTTGGCGGGAATCGAAATTGTTTACCCATTCATCGAGTTCTGGTGTTTCCGATAATCCTTTAAGAAAACCACTCCACAAAGAAACAATACCTGTAATCGCTGCCACTGCTAATCCGGCTGGTCCGAACGCTGTATAAAGCGCAGCACTTGCCAATCCAGCAGCAGTTATAATAGCCATGATGTTTGTGGTCAGATTTCCTGTTCCTGTTGCCAAATTTTCAGCTGCATTATATAAAGTGAAAAATTCTCCGGCGACGGCTCCAATACCTAGTGCATATTGAGCAAAAGTAGACAATTGACTTCCAATTTCTTGTAATGTTGTTGGTAATGCGCCAAGCCAATTTCCACTCTGTACGGAATCTCTAAATGTAGTAAATGCAGTTCTAAGCAAAACCACAACTTTTTCAGCTTTCGGCGCTGCTTCTTTTAACGCCACAATGGCATCTGTACTACCTCCTAAAGCCGTTATAAACAGTTTCGCTTTTCCAACACTATTTCCTAAAGCATTCGCAAATTTCTGAATGTTTCCGGTTTTCAACATCGCCGTTACACCAACCAATGTGAGCAACGCCGTCTGTAATGGTGCTGTTTCAAATGTTCCTTTGTAAAGGTTAAAAGCTGCGTTAATTCCGTTCCAAATTGCCTTTCCGACACTTGCTAGGATTTTGGCATAATCAATACTATTGAGGAATTTTCCGATCTGCTGACCGATCATCTCCCATTTGATTTTTGACAGTGCCTCATTAATTGCTGTCAATAAGCCAAGCGCCCACGTGCTAATCGTATGCCCTAATAATCCAAAATCAAAAGTGGAAAAAAACTGGTTTACGCCTGCCGCTATGGAAGCACCAAAGTTTTTCCAGTCAAATGTAGTTCCGAATGAATCAAGGAAATGCAGTGCTGTATTCAGCGCTCCGGCAATCGTTCGACCTAATGCCCCGAACAAATCTGGAGAAATCAGACCGTTCAAAAAATTTGCCAAACCTTTACCGAAATTCTCCGCGCTCTGATAAACGCTATCCCAATCAATTCCGTTCATAGCATTTGTCAGTGTGGTTCCAATATATTTTCCCAGTTCGTACAGAGAATCAATTTCACTCTTGTATTTCTCCAGAATAGAATCTCTCCGCACCAGTTTGGCATCTGCACCATTAGCGTTTCCGCCACCAGCACCACCGCCACCGCCTTTACCGCCGGATCCGGAACCATCGTCTGATGTCATGTTGTTTACTTCATGCCATGCAGCAATATAGCGATTCAATTTCTTCGCATTATCAGCAGCTTTACCGGTTCCATCTGCCATATCCTCTGCACCAGCACCAGCCGCATCGAAATCATTCGCCAGTCCTCCGGCATCAATTTCTATTGTCCAGCCGAAGATCGCGCCAAGCGCATTTGCCACCGTTTTTGCAAAAGCAATTACCGATTTCATGACACTATTCAATGCTGTAATAAACGGCTTGAATGCATTAACTAAAACGCCACCGACAATTCCGCCTAATTGCTGGAATTGCTGTACTAAAATTCGCGTCTGATTGGCCCACGTACCGCTAGTACGTGCAAAGTCTCCTTGCGCGATGGCCGTATTAGCCATGACATACTGATAACGTAGCATCGTCTTTTGTGCTTGTGTCATCGAAGATATGTTAGCATCAAGACCGTTTTTTAACGCATATTCTTTTAATGTCGTTTGGGTTAAGTCTAGGCCGTATTTTCTTAACGGTTCTGTCTCACCTGAGAATACAGCCTGTAAACTTCTCGCAACTTCTTTCTGAGATACGTTATAAAAAGATGCCATATCCGCTGCTAGCTTAGTCAATCCGATGGACATATCAGACATCTTACCTTGTGCAAATCCCATCGCCATTCCCATTGCCTGGAAACGACCAGAAATTTGTTTCGCAGTCAACTCAGACATGCCGAAGTCCTGGATAGAATGCTGAGTCAGTTCATCAACCTTGCTTGCGTAATCGCCGAATGCGTTATCTACAACGTTCTGAACCTCTGTTAGGTCTGAAGAAATATCGATCGCTTTCTTAAACCCTTGTAATGCCCTAAGCAACATCCAATAAGTCGCATAGAATTTTCCAATCGCACCGGCCAGACCAGAGAAGGATTTCTTAGCCTTGCTAGATGCACTTGGCAATGACAACAAGCCTTTTGACAGATTTCGAGAACTGTTTCCAGCCTTATTACCTGCATTTGCCAAATTTGCCAACGCCTGTGTCATTTCAAGCACATTTTTGCTGACTTTCGGTGCGGTTGACAATGTTGTCAGCATCTCCTTCAGTGCTTTTGCCAGACTGGTAATATTTCCACTGGCAGCTCTGGTAGCCGTTACTGTTCCAAGCTTTGAAATTCCATTAGCAAGTTCAGTCAATCCCTGTACATCAAACCCACTAAAATCCAATCCCTTTAATTCTGAGGACAGATTTTTGATAGGTGCAATCAGTGCTGGAATATTGGCTGCCGCTTGAGTGACTGTCTTTCTGCCAAGCGTTCCGATCGCCGTCGCGATGTTTCTGATTCCAGTATCATCAAACTGGATTCCATTCAGCATTGCCAAATTGGATGCTAATTGCTGGATCCCGGCTGACGTCTGCCCGATCTCCTGCATTCCAGCCGCGGACGAAATACCATTGGTGGCATTTGCCCCCTGCGCTGACATTCCACTGAGCATGGAAGTGATTCGCTGAATCGTGCTTTCCATCGACGTCAGAGAAGTGATTTCATTTTTCACAGACGCAGAAACGACGCTGCCCTCTTGCTGAAATGCTTTGGTTTTCTCTTTTACTGCACTCGTTACTTCAGAAACTGTAGCTTTGAGATTTCCAAGCTCGGAACTTATTGTATTTTTTCCACCCGCTTGACTAGACAAATCAATACCTTTCATAGTATTTTGAAGCTCTGTTGCGGATCCTGATAACTTTGTAAATGTAGATGATAAATTCGTCAGCTTACGAATATCAATCATATTCACACTGGATGCCAGTTTCTCCAGCGCATTTGACATTCGCTCAATTGATGCGTCCGCTCCCCCTACATCACTGGCTATTTCCAATAATAAAGAATCTATAACATTATCTGCTGCCATTTCTACCTCCATTTGTTTGAGGTCAACAGTTACATTTCATTTCATGTACCGGTAATAAAAAAAGCGGACAAACATTACTGTTCATCCGCCTCTTTCTTTTTATAGCTTCGCGCCATGAAATCCAATTGAAGTAAATATTTCTCCTGCATATCTGCCAATTGTTCCTCATTCAGATTTGAAACATCAACAGGTTTGTTTTGCTCCAATGGATTTTTGGGGTATTTGGCTTTTTTAGAAAAAGCCGCCGCAATGGCATTCATGGTATATGCTCCAATTAGCCACGCTTGATATTCAGTTCTTTCCCACTCGTTTTTGCGACGTTTCCAATATGCATCAATATGCCGTTTAACTGCACCAAATGTCATATGGAAAGCATCTTTTTCGGATAAACCACATTCCAAAGCCGATGGGATTAACTCATTGAGAATTAATTCTCTGAAAGTTTTTTGACTTTGGATGTTGCCCGTCTCTGCGCCCGATTCGGTTTCGGTTCGCTCGATTCTTCCGTGTTCATAGCCTGACTCATGATCTTGTTCAGACCGGTTCGAACGAAAAAATCATCTTCCGCCATCTGATTAAGGCAAATTGTGAATAAATCATAAAAATTTCCAGTACCATCCTCGGAGTGCTCTTGGATATACTGCTTTGCAATTTTCTTGGCGTCATGCATGGAGGATACGGTTCCATCTCCATCCATTCCATGATACTCCTGCAATCCAGCATAAAGCATCAAAATTGCAGTCTGAGGCAATTTTGAAATCTCATTTTTAATTCCCTGCACAGATTCTTTAATCACTTTTTTTCGTGAATCCGGATCGAGTTCTGCAAGAGCATCATCAGCCAAATACGCAGAACCGGAGACTCCGCCCAAAAACTCGATTAATCTATCGATGCAATCGGAACACAAAGAAGCCTCCAGAGTGTATTCAAGATGATAATCCTTACCACCAATAGTTAATGTCTTGTACATAATCAAGATACCTCCCTATCCTTGATTTTATGATCTACACATCTTCTCCATCTGTTGTCGGTTTAATCGCTGTCAACATACCTTTATACTCATCGATTGCCAGAGACAGCTCTGCTACCAGCAATTCATTCTGATCAACCGCAGGCATCGGGATTTTACCGCCCGGCTGAGCAACAATGAAGAATGCCTTAGTAAGATTCGGACTCCAAACAGTAAACCAGGTTCTCTTGTTGGCTGCCAGTCCTTCTGCCGCATCTTCCAACATTTTCTGGTAAATCGTTTCTGTTTCGTTTGTCAAGTTGAACGAAATTGTCCAGTCTCCGCCGGTATCCTGTCTGCCTGCAACATTTCTTGTCTGCTCATCTTCGATGGCAGATGCATCAATTGTCTCTGTACTCAAAGAAATCTCTCCGATAGAGTTACATCTTTGCAGCCATGTATACGCAGTCGGAGCTACACCAGGCGTTGTTTCTACGGCATAACCAGCTCTCATTTTAAGGGTAGAAATACCAGGAATATTTGCTATTGCCATTTAATCTCCTTTCCACCTCATTAATTGTTAGAGGTTAGCGATCACTTCATTTTCAGTGACCGGATTTTTTTTATTTTGTAAACTGTTTCTTTGTTTGATCAATCCATGTTGCCGATGCACCAGATACCATTCCGATCGCGACGGCATTCAGAATATCAGTTGCCGGATAGTTTGGCATGACATACATTCCGACTATTCCCAATATGCCACCAATGGCAGCTACGATAACAGTAATCCACTTATTGTCAATTCCGGATGCCTTAACACCAAGTCCGATGAAATAGCAAATCGCCACAATGGCAGCTACACTAGCAATTCCAAAATCCATTGTCCTACCTCCTTTCCGTTTAATTGCACGAAAAAAGAGCATTAACATTAATGCCCTTATTCCCTTATACTATTTTAACTTATGTTGTTGTTTTGTAAAAAGTCACATTAAAAGGATTCTCCGCAATAAAGCCTATTGTAACGACTGACAACGCGAACAACCGTCTTGTCCGAACCCTCTATCTGTTCTGGTCCGTATGTTCTCCTAAATCCCATTTCCGTCATAGCTTGATGACTGATATTGTCAATTTCATACGCTTTACTTAATGCCTTTTGCCCTTTAGCATAAGAATCCACTTGAAATGCCGGAATGATTGCCGATTCATTTCCATCTAAATCCCATTTATTCCCAGGTGCACCCATCATATAGATATTAGAATATGGATATTTGTTTGGAATGGCACTCTTTTGCATAGAGCATGTAATGCCCTTTATGCTCTGCATATTTGATAACCATTTTTCAAAAACATCAAGAACAGGATTTTTTACTGTTACCATTAAATTCCACCTCCGAACACTTCCTTGGCAATTTCATGTATTTTCTGTATAATCTCTACACTGGCTTTATACATTGGCATCGTTGATTCTGTACCGAATGATCTAACACTTTCTCCGGTATCAGCTGTATAAAACCATGAATCGTTTTTTCCGTTTCCTTTTCCGTAAGAACCGATTGTATAACCCATTTCCGCACCTTTAGGATTAGGGCTGGTTCCCGGAGAAGTATTGTAATGCACACCGGCACCAAACTCTATAAACAGGATATCTGAGCCCTCGCAAACAAGCGTTGCCTGCGCATAATCTTGGAACGAATTAATTTTTATATATGTGTTGTGTGTTTTATCTGAATCGCCTTGTGCTGCATCCACGTTTTCATTGACAATAGGAATTCCTATTTCCGCTAGCTTCTGCACAAACTCCACATTCTTACTTTTTAACACCTGTCTATATCGTTCCAATTCTTTTTGAGCGTTTCGAATGCTTGATACAGACAGATTAATCTTGATTTTCTTCACGATTTGCTCCTATCTTTTCTATTCCGTATCTGTGAACCAATCCCTTTTCCGCGCCGATACATTTTTTTAAACGGTAATCCGGCAATACTGTTGGTTCTAATGTTTCTTCATCCATTTTTAAAGTTCCATCTTCATTTAATTCTGGTTCTTTGTCTACCCATAACAGCATTCCTTCTTGTGGCTCAAATGAATCCCATCTGTTTTTCCATCGTGTTAAGTATCGATCGTAGTTAGGTACTAAACCGGCAGCTATTTCTTCTGGCGTCCCAGATGTAGAAGATACTGTCATATACCTAATCTCTGGTTTTGAAAAAGTTTTTATCGTATCTATTCCGTTCAATTTTTCAGTTACCATTGAAAAATAAATTTTCTGTTGTTCTCGATTATTACTTCTCACTACGAAACCATCCTTTCTATTATCGTGGGTATATAAAAGATTGCTTTTCCTCCTAGACTCTCATAAACCGATTTGAATATTAAATATCCATAATTGGCAACAATATTGCACACCAGTTCTTCCATGTCAATTACATATTTTGGTTTGGAATATCTATGTATATCACTGATTATATCATATTCCCATAATACTGTATGAGTCATTTCATGAATAAACACAGTAATCAATTCTCTTCCATATAAATCGTTTGAAAGGTAAATCGTATGTTCTGATGGAACAGTAACTCCAAGCGTATAACTTCCCGTTCTATCAATCAATTCTGGATTATATGGACTAACAAATTTCACTTTCCAATCATGATTATTTACCATTAAATATCTGTCCATAGCCCCTCCAATAGCAGAAAAGACCCATGCCACAAAAATGTAACACAGGTCCCTCTTATAACTTACTGCATCTGTTGTACTAATTTAGTTATATCTGCTTTCATCGTCTGGCGCAATGTAGGATCTGCATCCGACCACATTTCTTTCAGATTTCGAATTACATCATCTGTATATTCCTTTGTGCTATTATCCATCATTCGTTTTGATTCTGCATCTTTGGAATCATGATAATGTCTTCTGTACTCATCGTAACGATCATAAGACTCTCCATATCTGGAATTTTTCTTATCATCTTTTCCTTTGTATGTCAGATAATCATCCATCCACTCATCATCTTGTTTGTACAGATAGGGACGATATCCCATTCTATGGCCTCTGCCTTTTGGGGCAAATCTGCCGTTATCATAGCGATAACGGTCATAGCCCATTCGTTCCATGAAGTCTTCAGAATCTTCTTCATCCATAGCTTCTATGATTCTCATGTCCTTATCGTACTGAGCAAGATCTTTTGCAATATCAACCCACTGTCCATAAATACTCAGGTCCGCCGGTGTGATATTATCCAGCCCTTTAGCCTCAACTTCTCTTTTGACACATTCCGCTATTTGTTTTGCAAATCTATGCATTATCTTACCCCCTTAACAGTCACAGCATTAGTGGCGGATGCCGGTGCTGTGCCATCAATCGATGCCAGCGTATTATTCGGCATACATGACGGATTCCCTAACATCTTAAAGGTTCCTCCGGTCGCGCTCGTCTGTACTACTGTAGCATATCGAGTTCTTGTTCTAACTCCGCACGCTGTGACTTGACGGCAACAACGATTTACCAGAGGATATTGAACTGTCCCGGCGCCAATCTGGAACACAACCGGAGCGCCGATCGTTGCTGTGGTTGGAATTGTCTGACCTAATATAATGCAGTATTTCTGCCCATCGTTATAACTTCCTGCCGGAAGCGTAACAACCAGGTTCCCGTCCGTAAAAGTAATCGCCGTGGAAACAACCAAGTTATCACACATGCGACAAACATTTCTACAAGCCATATTTTACCTCGCAATCTAAAAAAGAGGCGGAGATACCGCCTCTCTGATATTTGTCAACCATAAAAGGCGATTAGCAACAACCGGTATTAGCTGTGCAGCAATTTCCATAGTATCCATACAGATTGGATGCTGGGTATGCCGGAACCGGTAACGGTGCTGTTCTGCGAAGAATCTCTGCCGTATTCGCATCCATTGCCGCCTGCAATACTGCATTCTGGTTAGACTGCGATGCTGCCAGTTTAAGCGACTGGTTCTCTGCCCGAAGATCTGCAGTTTCTTTCTGACACAGATAATCAAGAATTGCTCTCGTTCCCGCATTTTGGTTGTCGATGATATCTCTTGTGTTGTTGTTCATGGTGTTCTGCAAAGCACATGTATTCTGTGCCATGTTAAAGTTGACGCCCTGAATCGCTTCGCGTGTCTCACAGCAGCAATTAGATAACTGTGCCTGAAGAGCGTTTGTATTCTGCATTCCGGCTACGGTATCTGCATTGATGGATTGCTGAATTCCGTTGAATCCTTGCAGCATTCCCACATTCAAACCGTTAAATCCACTCTGCATTGTGTTGTTTAATGCATAAGTACTGTCACAAATCCCCTGCTGAATACCGCGGATGCCGTTTTGAATGTCATTAAGGGCAAATCCCTCATTTATATCTGCTCGTGTCGCCCAGCCCTGGAAACCGGCTCCATTAGTGCCATTGGCACCATTTCCGCCCCAGCCGCCATAGCCGTTTCCCCATCCGCCAAAAATAGCAAAAATCAGGAACAGCCAAATAAACCAGCCGCCATCTCCCCAGCCATTACAGCCATTATCTTTAGAGTTACCTGTTGCGGCAGCAATGTCCGCTAACGAGTATCCGCTTGAAGTCATCATAATTTCAAGCCCCCTTAAATATATTTGTAAATCAAGAGGAATCCTAGGCTTTCCACTCAATCTTACAGCAAAGTTATTTCATGCCAAATTGATTTTTGAGCTGAGATAATGCTTTTTCCGGATCGATATGACGCTCTTCGCATAGATTCCTAGCCAATCTCTCTATTCCGGTACCATCTCCATTTTTCATCATTTGTATAGCATTGTTGAGCACAGGATTGTTCCCGGCTTCCTTTTGTAAAATGGTATTTAATGCTTCTTGAGGATTTCCACCACTTCGCATTAATCGGATTAACTGCATAGGATTAATCATTTTTGACTTCCTCCCCTCTGTATGGATTTGGACGCTTCCATGTGCTGTTGATTATTTTTATTTACCAAATCTTTAATTCCAGATATCTCCTCGAATATATCTTGCCTTAACTGTTCAAACAACGTATTTAGCGTTTCTTCATTTATTCCAGTATTGAGTTGTTCCGATTTATTTTGAGACTCTGGTTGCATCAATCGATATACGCAAATCTGACTTTTCCCATCTGCCTGCAACTGCTTTCTGTATATTTCAGTCCCATCAGATTTTGGATACCAGACTGGATTCCCACTCATATCAACGTCTTTTGCCTTTACCGCATCGATTCCATCGACAATCTGCCCAGAAAGAAACTGATTCTGCTGATTCACTTGCTGTTGTATGGGAACGTACTGCATCTGTGGTTGGTAATTATTGTTTGGTAATTGGGACAATCTTTCCTGATATGGATTGATTGGATTCTGATATGTAGGATATGCCATATTAGGCCATGTTGGATAAGGTTGCACCTATCTTTCCTCCCTTCTTCCTACCTCTATTATACTTAACCAGATAGGAAGAAAACAGGACAGAATATAGACACTTTATGGACATGATTTGAAAATTACTTTTCGAATTTTGTTTTTGATTTTTATGTTTATTCTATAAGCAGTTTTAGACGATATATTCATTCGTTCTGCTGACTGTTCAAGGGTAAAATTTTGAGCTCTTAATAGAAAAAGTTCGTTCTCATCGGGTGTAAAATTGCATTCACTTTCTAGCACTTCTATCTCTGATTTTGTGAAGTCACTAATATTCATTCTCTTGTTACCCATAAAATCCATTCCTCCCTATATGGATCTTATCCGGGGAACGTTCCACCTTTGAGAAAATAGGCGACTACTGCGCCTATAACGGCTCCGATAATGCCAGTAATGGCCGATTCGTATCGTTTGCTTGGCACTGACATTAAGGATTTTACATTATTATTTACTTCATCCACAGCATCTCGAATATGCTGTAAATCATTGGATACGACATCCATACGACGTTCCAATTCTTCAATTCTGGAGTAAAACTTTTCATGCTCCTGACTGATTTTTTTCTTTAAATCCCGAAAGTCATTTTCAAGGGATTCGATTCGATGTATATTTACGCATTCTGATTCACATCCCATCGCCATACCTCTTGGGCCCTTTCTCTCCCGTAAGACTATACTTCTCCCCACCACCGCGCGAAGTATCCCTGCAACACAACGGGAGGAATTGTGTCACGCACCGTCTGTGTTATAAAATTTTTGCAACCGGGATGATTCCTCGAAGATAACTTGCTGGCGTTCCAGCACTGTTATATGAAACCGATACTCCAGATTCAGAATAACTCGTAACACCTTCTTTGCCCTGCTTATCATAGTGATACTGGGCGATTTTTCTGATTTTACTTTTGTATCTTTTCATTGCTACGTTTTTCGCAATATCTTCATCTTCCTTATTTGTGAAACCAAATGGGAACATTTCCTGGACAACATCATCAATTGCATCATCGATCAGCATAAGCAAAAAAGAATCCTGTTCTGGAATATAATCGTGTCCAATATATTCAATTAATTCTCTCAAAATTTGTTCTTTCAAGCCTATACCTCCATCATTTATTTTTTCGACGGTCTGCCTCTTTTTGCTGCCGGGGCAGGTGTCTCAATATCTCCATCGTTAGAAGAAAACGGAGAAACTGTGCTCTCCGCCTTAACCTCATCATCTGGAACCATCTCTCCGGCCGCATAGTAAATACCATCGTGTTTTACAACGTGATCGTATGTCATGCAATGCCTCCTTATTCCTTTACTTTCAGAACATAGATGCTGTCCATGCCCTCAAAGGACGGCAGTGCAATCATAGACGCTGTAGTGAAATACTCTACCGGCGGTCCGTAGATGGTTTTTGTTGCAACTGCGATTCCGCTGTCCAGTACAGTTACATCTACATCAGCATTTCCTCTCAGGGTTCTCTCCTCCGGAGTTACGCCAGCCCAAGTATTACCAAGCGTACCATCGCCAATGATTGTTACGTAATCATCTGGGAAGAATCCTTTCTTGGTTCCGTCAAAATCCTGGTATTTCTTATCGTACAAAACCGGAATAAGACCTGTCTGCAACCGAAATACTTCTTTTGCCTTTGCCTGAGACATGAAGTCTACATTGACACCAGATGTGGTGATAAATGCATTCTTCATTTGTTTGCTCTTGATTAAGTAATTGAATGTCTTACTTGTCATAAGAGCATATCTCGGTGCTTCTCCGATACTTGTCAAGTAATCATAACCATTCTGAATGTCATCCAGAGGAGCAGCGCTATCTGCTTTATCCCATGTACTCGTTCCGCTCAGAGATGCATAGTGCTCGCCCTTCCAAGAAGAATCCTCATCGTAGTTGTACGCATAAATGGTATTGTCAGCTGCGCCAATGGTGATTTTCATTGCTCCATCAAGCGGTGCCAACAAGCTCATTCTCATCTTTTCCATAGAAATTTCAGCACCGTTTACCAAGCTATTTACATCATCATAAATGTGGTTTAAAACCTCGTCGATATACGGATCATTGGAATCCTGCGCTCTCTGAATGTCCATCAGATCACGTTCATCAATCTTCATGGACTCACGGAAGATCGGCATCTCCTCTGTTCTGATTTGGAAACCTCCACGGGTTCTAATGGTTGCCATGCTGTCCAATGCAGACGGTTTCAATGCAACGCCCAACCCCTTGTGCGCTTTGATCCATTTCAGGTCTATACCATTTTTCTTTCTAACCGGGAACCATGTAGTACCCAGGAAAGGAATCGCATTACTTGCTTCTTCTGTTCTACGAAATGCAACAGCAGCCGTAGAGAAAACATCTGTTAAATTCATAAAACTCCTTTCTTCCCCTTAACTATTTGGGGTTAGCGAATGTTATATTCGGTGTAATTAATTATGATTGAGCTGCCGGGATAGTTCCAACAATCGGTGTAGTAGCCTCTTCAAAAACAATGCGGCATCCGGCATTTACCAGTGCGGCTACAAGCGCAGCATCATAGGTTAATCCACTGTTTTCCTGTGCTCTTTTTGTATGGATATATGCTTTTTTAAGCACTGCCGCCTGCGGTCTACTCTCATATACATCATGACGCAGAAGACCAATTGCGCCTGTCCACGGTGTAGCAGATACCGGTCTGCCATCTTTGTCTACCGGTGTACCTGCCGGAACAATTTTTTCTCCATTGTCCGCAGTTTTTACCACTGACGTAAAATCAACGGTCATTGCCGTAGCTTCGCATTCTTTACGATTTAACACTTCTTTCTCCAAACCGACAGAAATGTTTTTTACTTTCATATCGCCTCTTGCCATCGTTAAACCTCCTTATTGGTTTTACATATAATGTTTAATAATATCTGCATTGGCTGTTTTTTTAGATGAACCAGCGGATAACTGCTTTGCTTTCTGCATTGCAAGAGATTCACTTCCATCTCCATGACCAGCAGAGAAATCTTTACGGGACGCTACAAATTCCTGCTCCCAAGCAGCCTTTAATGCTTTAATATGAGTTCCAATAGCTGAAAAAATCTTATCAGCATCCTGTTCCGTAATGGCTTGTGCAAGCTCTCTTGCCTCATCTTTTGCCATCCCGATCTCCTGACTCATACATCTTTCCGTGTACTCTCCAATCTGAAGCTTGTTTTCCAGCTCTTTAATCCGATTCTCACGTTCTTGCTCATGCTCTTGTTTGGCCTGCTGCTCTGCTTCCTCGGCTGTCATTTTGGCTCTTAATTGCTTTTTGAAGTTTGCTGCTTCTGTAGATGCGGTATTCTTTTCATTCTGCAATTTGGCACTTCTGGCTCTTTCTTCTGCCAACTGTGCCATCAATTCTTCTACAGTCGGATGTTTGTCGCCATCGCCTTCGCCACCACCACTACCATCATCGCCATCACCTACACCAGAATTTCCACCATCAGCACCAGTGTCGCCACCATCAGCAAAAATCTGTAAGTGCATTGGAAATTTGTTACGTGTCTCGGAATTAAAAGTTCTACTGATTCTATTCAGCTTCATAATAAAAACCACCTTTCTAAATTAGCTCTGTTTAAGCACATTTCTCTTGTGCCGACTCTTTAACGCCTTGTCGCAGGCGTTCGCTCCTTTAGGTTCTTCTCCAACCATTTATATAAAACGTCCAGTTCCCCGAACGTTATTTTTATTACATGTATTTGATTGAGCATCGGCAGTTCACAATCTGACTTGCACTTGCTCCATATGAAGTGTCTTTAGGATAATCCATGACGGAATCTCCTACCAAAAACGGCTCTGTAATTGGCTTAATGGTACCGCCGACTTCACGGTGATCCTTCCGCTCTCTTTTGTCCCGGATATCAACCCATTTCTTTAAAGTGAATCCAGCAGCTATCGCATCCATGAAATCTTGATGATTCAAAGATGTATTTGATTCGTTCTCTGCCATATATTTAGCTCGATCTGGAGAAACATAATACGGATCATCTGGATTATTCTGCGTTGCTTCAATGACATCATACGATAATGACTGAATGTAATTTTCCATATAGTCATCCAATGCTACTGCACCAGCTATAGCACTACGATATTGATAAATGAATTGAGAACGCACAAATTCAAAATCTACAGTTCCATATTCTTGCATTGAAAACAGAAGTGCAATTACAATTAAAAAGCTCTCTTCCATCTTCTTTGCAAGTTCTATTCTCTTTTTCTTATCTTCTTCGGATAAATCCATGTCTCCGAAATATTTTTCAAAATCAATGCTTCGCTTATTTTCAACAAAATCGTTGACTTCGTCAAAATTTCTAATTCCAATCACAAGGCATACCTCCTTTACGACTGAACTTTACTATCATCAGTATTCATTCCGTCAATAATGGGAGAATTTCCAGTCTGATTGATTGGATCGCCCGAAGTATTAAAATTATGTTCCTGAGATGCATCAGAAGCAGATCCGCTACTCTTCATATTCTCTTGGAGAGCATCTAACATATCCTTGGAATCCAAATATACTTGCTCAGTATCCTCGAACGCATCCACCATTTTAAGAATATGTCGCGGATGTATTCCGGCATTGAAATATGTCGCAAACGTATTCGCCTTAACACTCATGTCTGTGTTTTTCTTGCGCGTGAAGTGCAAATCGATATCACTGGTATGAATCAATCGAATTGGCGCATCCATCGGAAGTTTTCTTTCTGGCACTTTAGCAATCGCTTTCAAAATCAGTGATAATTCTTCACGTTTACCATGTGCGATCATCTGTTGCTCACGAACCGCATCCAGTTCTGTGGCACTCCAGCCTGCTGACATATCTGTGGCGCTTCCTGTTGAACCACCACCAGAATTGTCATATTGAAGAGGGATCTTACAATCTTGCAGAATTTCTGTTCTGGTAGTCTGAATAGCATTCAATGTACTAGAACCATCAAACGTACTGGAAAGCGGTTGTATCTTAGCTACTTTTCCATCGTCAGAAAAGGTGCACACCCATTCTCCACTCTTAGGACTTCTGCTTTTTCCGTCTTTATCTATAAACGATACGTTATCAGCCCACCATATTTCCTGTGTGCGTTGTGCTACATCATTGGTGAAATCCGAAAGCAGAACATTCAGTGCATCCATTCTGGCTATTTCTCGTTCAAAACATCCAGTGCGGTCGAAAGCACGTTCATACTCAACAATCGGTATTTTCTCAAGCGGATTTTTTTCTTCGCTAACAATTTCTCCGTTTTCTACTTCAAATCTGCTCTTATCTGTATAGCAGGTAAAGTATTCCGAACCATCACGGCAGGAAAAACTCACACCTAATACTTTTTTTTGACCAGGGCCATCATAATAAACCACAAAAGCATACTGTGAATCCAATGTATATAAATCCACCAGAGAACCATCGTCCCAATCATCCGTCTTGATATCAACCATTCGATGACCAATACCACACACTTCAACAAATTCTGCCATGCACTGATCTAGCCATCCAATGTTTTCCCCGTTGATTAGAGTTTCATTCAAGGCAGAAATTCCAGAATCGTCTGTATTGGAATCTGTATCGTGCAACTCTTTATTACCGCGCTGCACCATCGTAACCGGGTTTCCCCAGTTATACGCGATTTTGAACTCTTTCACATAATTCGCCAAATTTGCATGTACTCGGATGTCGATATCTGGACGTATTGTTTTTGGACGAACAAGAGGCTGTTTTCCACGTTCATACTCAATCAGGAACTTCATCTCTTTGACATTTTCTCTGTGGATATTCATTGCTTTATCCAATACTTCCAAAAGATTGTTTCTGTCTATATTTTTATACCTGCTATAAATTCTTTTTCTCCCTATCAACTGTCTTGGCCTACCATTGATGGCAATTACTTTCTCTTCTGATTCCATGCAAAACACACCTCCCTTCTATTCAAAAAGAAAAGCGCCTGGAATTCTCCAAACGCTCTAAATACATTTTTACGATATTATTGTACAATAGTTATATGTATGCTAAAAAGTCACTTTTTTCGAACATTTAATAAAGCAAGAAAATATCTTCTCCTATCATTCATCGCACTCTGTGAACAAGGAACTCCCATCACTCCACGCAAATAGGCATACGAACAATCACGGTCACAAACGAACTTAATGATAAATTTCCATAAGTCTGCATCTACTTCTTTTGCCGTATTTTCAATCAAATCAATCTTTTGCTGTAAAGCCGTGTGTCTCATTGCGAGTTCTGCCGTTGGATCGCTTTTATTGTTGGTCCTTGAAAATGGCATACCATTAAATCCGGTACTATGAACGGTATCTTTGTTATACAGCAATTCGTCTTTCCATTCCTGGTACTGTTCGCAAAAGGCGATCAATTCTCTCCTACGTGCCGGTGTCATGTTGTAATCTTTATAAGTGAATTTTCGTTTATTCATGATACCTCCTAAAATGGACTTGTCATAATTCTGGTTCGTGAAACTCCACTGCCCTTATTCAAAAATACTGCTAATGCCGCCAATGAGTCCGGTGCATCATCATGCTTATTTTTACCAGTGATTGTAAAACTGTAAACTTGATTAAGAAACTTTCGATATTCTTTTGATTGACAACCTGAATCTCGAAAATAAAAGCTCCGAATAGCTTGTGCATTATCCCATATTCTTTGTTCCTTTCGTTGCGATGTTTTTTTTCCTCCTTTTCCGGCATTGACGATCATCTGTTGTGCAAATCTGGAAATCAAATTGATTTGAACTCCACGTTCTTTCAGCATTCCATTTATATCATCTTTGTAACCTTCGCCACCATTATTCGCCTCAAAAAAGGCATTCGACACATGATTCCTGATTAACGCATCCAAGACTTTCGGCTGTGTAATCATCTTTTCGCTGCTATCAAACACAACGTCATGAATGTAAACCGAACCATCTTCATATACATAAGCAATTGGCATGGAAAGATAGTCTGTTCCGCCCAAAGCCACATCACACGCAGCGACCACTTTCAGCGGTGCCACATCAGGCAACACACCATTGTAAAAATTCATATGCTCTGGGTTAAATACCGCGCCATCACGTTCAATCGGTTCCTGCTGACATTGTGCGAACCACGATGCCATATCGTCATTTTCTTCAAATTTCGCACGTTCAATTCGATAATATTTCGTACTGAACCCGACATTATAATCATAATCAAAGTTGGATTCATCTGTTTCTGGGTCTAGCGCCGGTATCTTTAAAACTTCCCATCTGATTCCTTTTGCCTCTGGATTGTTCTCCAGAAATCCCATACGATTCATATAGATATCATGCAGACTCCAAATAGTTCCGTTATAAAGGACCTTGCATTTCTCTTTTTTACGTTTCATAAGGTTGTTATCAAACAACATCTGCTTTCGTGCTAAAACATCCGGACTCAAAACATCCTCAATACCTGCCAAAATATCATCTGCTACCAGCCATCCGTTCGCATCGTACAAACCGTTCAAACCAGATGTCAGACCTTTTCCAGACAATGACTTGTATTTCTTCTTGCGCTCCAAATCAACGGTATTAGCTTTAGCATCAGTGGATACGATTCTGGCATTTGGAAAAACATCTGTATGCAGATAAATCGGATCTGTCCATATTTCCTTTACGCCATCAAGAAATGCCCCTCCAGCATCCTCTTTATATGAACAATACAGATTACTCAATTCTGTATTTCGGCAGCAATGCCATGCCATTCCAAGCGTGATTATCTGCGTATTATGTGTTGGAACCATTGTTTTCCCAACCAAATACAAACCATCACTATTTGAAACCGTAATGCAGTTGCCTTGTTTTGGAATGCTTCTTGTGATTGATTTGATAGAAATCCTATGTTTCTTTGAAAATTCTTTTAGTTTCTTTCGTTCGATTGTACATGGTATTTCAATTGTTGGATTAAATCCAATGGTATATACTGCATTTCTACCAATTACACCACTGCTTGATATTTTCGGTTCTTCCTTTTTTATAGATGCTCTCCATCCAAACGTGGATATTAAAGAAACAAAGTCGTTTTTTAACGTTTCATTTGCGGTTGAAAACTGATATCTTCTTTCTTTTCTAATCAAACATCCATCCGTGTCCAGCAAGCCCGCCAAAAGTTCCAGTCGCTGCTTTACAGAAGCACATAAATATTCTTTCGGTATGTGTTTATTACAAATTTTCGTATAATAACACATATCATAAGTTCTTAAATCGTCTACCAGTTCCCTGCCAAATACTGTTGTTATTACCCCTGTCGTTTTATGAACGTATTGATGTTTTATTGGATATCCATACTTTACAATTTTATCGACAATAGCAGAATCCGATTGAGGCCCAGAAATGGCAGGCTTTTTATTGGTTCCATCACCCAACCAGGCCCCTAAAACATACGGATGTACTTTTAGTTGCATTTCCGTTCCTGCCATTATCGGCTTTTGAGGAAGATAAAATCTATATCTATCATTAAATCGTTCTTTTCCTATTAAGTTTTGAGTTTCTTCTGTTTCCCAGACACCTCTTTTTTTGTCATAGACAGTCCATTCGTGTCTAAAGTGGCATTCAATCTTTGTGCCATCGGACAATTCCACTGTATGAGTTGTATGATATTTAGGATGAACGCAAATCACTGTAGTAAACTTTCCATCGCTACCAATGACTTGATCTCCTAATTTTAATTCTCCGTGAGTTTTCCATCCACTCTTTGTAAACACTGGCGTATCATCGGCTAATAGCTTACCAACACGCGCCGGCATGTGAATAAATCCCTCATCCAGCTGATCATCTTCCAGTCGTTGAAGCAGATTGACAACCTTTATCAATGTCTTGCGTCTAGGCTGATAAAAGCGTTCCTGGGGTTTTCTATCCTTTTCAACATACAAAGCATAAGAATCCAACAGATCCGGTGCTTCAAATAAAAGCAACTGCCAGTACAAATCATCAAAATTTCCACTTCCTGTTTGTGCTGCCCTATAAGCCGCCATCTGATGCAAATATTGACTGATTTTCAACGCACAGTCTTTAACATCCTTATGTTCAGCGAATACATAATCGCTACGCATATTCAAAATAAGCTGAAACAAATCTTCCTGGCTTTGATAATCTTTCAAACCACATTTCATAATCCGGTCCGCAATGTATTTATACCATTCAAGACTGCCCTCTATTAATTTTGACATATAAAAAGAACCACGCTCCCCCTTTATCAAAAAGTGAAGTCATGGCTCTCTAAATATTGGCTCTCTTGACTAACTATCCATTATTCTGTTAATGATTGGCATAGTGAAACAAAATCGTTTCTACTCAAATTTTTCAATTGCTTACTTGCCAATTCGTGTGTGTATACTGGTCTCCCCATCAACTTGTATGCGTACTGATAGACATACTTCCTATCCTCTCCCGTCAGCATACAAATTCCCGTATAGGCTTCCACAATAGCTGCTTCCTGTTTTGTCATTTGGATAAATTCCCCCATTCCAACAAACCATTGAAATCTATTAAATCTGTGTTACATATTTTTCCATCATCAGTGCAATAGCAATAACCCGTAATAGGCCGCTGCAATAGTTTATGCCGCATGATGCATTTGGAAAAGCCATTGAACGATCGTTTCTTGTCTCCATATGGAATAAATGAAATTAATACCTTTCCAGGATCAGTGCGATTAGAACGAATAATGAGTTTTCCCCACAAATTCACAACTCCGCTATTGTAGGTTATTCCTATTCTTGCCATACCTAAGATGACCTTGTATTTTGATTGAACATCATTCGACATTAATAATAAACTTTCCTTTGCATTTACTGCCCCGACAAATATAGGGCATCATATGTATCTTTGTTTCATAAAAAATTCGAATAGCCTTTTTATGACAAAATGGACAGATGATCCACACCTGTCCATCCGAAAGTATTTTTTTATCAGCTATTCTATTCCATCCCTCTTCTGGTGGATTCATGTTTTTTGAAAAATCACTCATAGCTTTCCAGCCCTTAAAGTAGACCGGCCGTTTCCTGTAAATTCGCATACATACAAGCCAGCGTATTGACAGTTACTCGTAGCTGATTGATTCTAACGCAGTCTTCTTGATATCTACTTTCCAAATACTTACCTCTGTCCTTAAGATCGGTCAACTGCTTTTGAGTCTCAAACAGATCCTTATTAGCTTTTTCTAGTTGTTCCTTTAAATCAGAATTTAAAATCTCTAAGTCAAGATTCTGTGCTATCACTGTTCCCCTCCTATTGTTCGCAAGCATCGTCCCAAAAACGAAAGTCTGCACGATACTCTGAATCTCCATTACAGCATACGCCCTCATAGTGAGCATACCATTTACAAGTGCAACAATATTGTTTTTCTTGTTGTTTTTCCATAATCCAGCAAGTGGAGTCGAACCACACGAAAATCCTTCTCCACCGTCTGGAGTTTGTCGGAATCCACAACATTCGTATTCCGTTCCGAACTGTTGTGTTATATGTACGTTTCCCCGGTATATCGCACACGTTCCTCATTTTAGGCATTATCATAACCCAACTTTTATTTTGCCGGACAAGGAAATGGACCATCAGGGAATTGAACCCCGGACACACGGCTTATAAGGCCGCCGCTCTAACCGTCTGAGCTAATGGTCCTTAGCAGAAGGCAGATTGGGTAAAATCCTTCTGCTGTTGCAGTTCACAAACCACCAGCCGCAACAAAGGTATTATCCACAGAGGGTATCAATGTGAATAATCGGGCACCCTGTTAGCCGGGAAGCACAGAGTATCCCGAAAGCCAATGATCGGACTCGAACCGACAACCTACTGATTACAAGTCAGTTGCTCTACCAGTTGAGCTACACGGGCAAAACGAATATCTACTATTCGTTTAATGACTCTCTGAATGGCTGATGCGTCCAGAATTTGATGTCATGATGAGCTGGAACATCATACACAATGCCGGTGGTCGGAACTTTGCACGAACGTGCCTTTCTGACAACCTTCTCAAAGCTACCAAATTTATCAATCTGAATGCGTTTTCCCTTTTTCAGTTCACGCCGCATGACTTCCAGAAACTTATCAACGATGATCTTGGTCTCATTTTCCTCAATGCCGGTTTCTTTAGCAACCATTCTAATCATTTCTAGTCTATGCATACTCTTTCACTTCCTTTCCTTAATGCTGTTAATACAGATAGTGGGACTTGAACCCACATGATGTAAATCGTCAGATTTTGAGTCTGATGCGTCTTCCATTCCGCCATATCTGCACATGTAAGTGTAAACCCTGTAAATCACTTACCATTTATTTTTTTACCGACCATGAACTTTACCCAACACATCAAACACTTAATGCGACTACACAAAGCTGTTGCAAGTATTTATATATAAACCTCTAGCCTCTCCATAACGAGATTTATTCTAAGGATTTTTGGTCAAACTGGAGCAGTCAGACTTAAACTGACGACATCTTGATTAAAAGTCAAGCGCTCTAACCAACTGAGCTATGCTCCAACAACCGGCAACGCCGGTTAGCAAATTGTTTATAGTGCTATGCATGGCACTCCTTCCATAAGATTGAGGATAGTAATCGATACGATGAGGTATTTATTACTCATGCGGGGAAATGAAACACTTATGATGTAACCTTATGGAAAAACCATCCGAGCCTTGTGACGGCTCTTTAATCAGCTTTCCGCTAGATGGTGAAGGATCTACAATCATGGACCAAAAAATAATCAGTCCAAACTGGGCTAGTTGGATTCGAACCAACGAATGCAGGAGTCAAAGTCCTGTGCCTTACCGCTTGGCGATAACCCATTTTTAAACTGTCATATATCGGATGGATTTGACAAATTCCCTAGGAATCGTGACTATCTCATTCTGGGTTTCGATATAGAATAGTTGAGTGTCTTGTGCATATCGGTATGCGTCGCTCTTCCTTTCCAGAATATCTTCGATGTCTTCGGATGTTCCGTCAATATATTCGACTCTTACCACGTCTAAAGCCCCCAAATGCAAACCAATGACAGCACATATGTAACCAACATCGCCGAGAAACCGACAATTGAAAATTTGTTTTCTGGCATTTTAAGCCCACGCATGAAAATTACCAGGCAAGCTGAGAATACCGCAATCATAACTGTAGTAATTATCTTTATTGCTAAAACCATCTTTATCCCTCCGACATCTATAGCCTTAACGTGTCAATTTGTTCCCGTCAAGCACTTTTTTTACTTTTCCAAGGTTATAAGCTCCGAAAATGGGAGTTTTTCAATCCATTTGCAAAAATCATGCCATTCATCCAGCCTGTGATCCCTTCTGGCAAAATAAATGTTCCGCAGAACCGTATAATTTAACATCATGGTTCGTTTCTGGTTGTAGCTGGACGGCAGAAGCTGGATCATCTGCCACCACACTTCTTTTTTAGTTGGCTTGCGATATCCGTTATTGTCATGAATTTCGTAATTGACATATAAATCTCTTACCTCGTTTAAATACTTTATAATATTCCTTACAACTATTTTCCGCAAATTCTGTAAACATATTCCTAACACCTGTTGCATTCATATCATCATATTTCAATAAAACTCTTATTAAATTTTCGATCAATGAACGAAATGTTACATAATATATTCTTATTGAATTTTGAGATAATGAATGTACTAATACTAGCATATCATTTATCAAGCAACTATAATAATGCGTCTGATTATTATCTACATAAAAATAAAAAAACTTCTTTAAGAACAGCACGTTTTTGGCCACACACGTAATCTTACTTTTCTGAATTCTTTTATCACCGCATACCATATTGCAAAATCTTTCAATGTCTTTTTTGCAATTATCTGCTTCATAGTATCTATTCAGCATCGCCAAATCCTCTTAACCATTTTTCTAATTTATCATTTTCATTTCCTTTACGAGATCTTTTTATAACTTTATCTTTTTCTGAAATCTCTTCCGAATTTTTCATAATCTTACGCATGATATGTAAAACTTTATCACCATCGATTTCTTCAATATTTAGCAATACCCTGCAAGTTCTCGCTGCCATTAAAGTACGTGATTTAACCACATACGGTGGAAACTTTTCTTTTAATGTCTGTTCAATAAATTCACTAACTTCTACATTGGTCTTAATATATTTTCTTGATATAATAAAAACACAAAACAAACTTATTATATCTAACATATCAAGCTGTTTTTTCTTCAATCGATCTTTAACTATTTTTTCAAACAAAAATTCACTATTATTCATTATACTGTTCCACCTTTTTCAAAAATTCATCGCAAAGCACAGCAATCTCTTCTCGCGATTTTTTATACTTTGAAGAAATATTCCCCTGCAATCCAACCAGTAAGTCGTTAACAAAAGAGGTTGAATTTGAAAACAATCCAATTTTTTTAACGATATCATCTTTTTCAAATGTTTCTTTAAGCATTAGTGTTTTTTGCGTCAAATCTCTAATCATAGTATATACAATACCTAACGGGAGAATTCCTATATGTTCATTGTCATCCAAGCGATCTATTACCTGTTTTAATAATTTAATCCCCAAAATAGAATATCTATCAATTCGATTTGGAACTAAATAAAAGTCCGAAGCTATTAATGCTGCATCTGTATATACACTAATGGTAGGTGGGCAATCTATAAAAATAAAATCATAGTTATCTCTCAATTTATTCTCATTGATAAAACGCTTTACTTTTCTCGCTTTAGTCCCATCTTTATCACTTTCTACAAGAATTAAATTGATAGTTCCAGGAAGCAAATCCATATTATCATTCAATTTTACTAACACATCATCCGGCGTTGGAATGTCAACTTTTTTTGCAAGTGTAAGTTGTGATTGAAATAGCTTCATTACTGTTTTATTGTTGTCTCCACTAGAATATTCGTTCATATACTCATCTTCTAAGTCAAACTCATTGATTAAACTTTGTGTCGTATTGAACTGTGGATCTAAATCAATAAATAAAATTTTCTTTTTACAATATGTAGCTAAGTATTCTCCAATTCCAATGCATAAAGTTGTTTTTCCAACTCCACCCTTCATATTAATGAATGAAATAACAATTTCAAGGACTCTTTCAAAGGCAATTTCAAGGTCTGTATTATTACCCCAATTTGCGCTGTTTACATTGCAAATTTTCTGTTCAAGTGTTTCTCCTCTCAGAATAACTGTTTCTGGAATGCCCGAAAACGTCATAAACAGATTGTGATATGCTCCAACATTTCTTTCCGCAAAGTAAATCGCAAGTCCTATTGAAGTAGCCAGCGGTCTGCCGTACATAGAACCAGATACATCCGCCATTACAAGAACATTGGAACCCTCTTCTACATAATCCGGCAGTGCTTTCCACTGTGCTTCAAGGACTTTGCTGTTCTCTCTGCCGTATAAGAATTTCTCAACAATATCGTAAGGGAATAATGTGGACGCATTGATCTTCGCATCTCCCTTTTCTACCTTGCCGATAAATTCATTGAATCGTGCCTCGTCATGTTTCATAAAAGCCTTGCGGTAAATCATCATTGCACGGCTGGGGACTTCCGGGTATTTAATCTCATCCCATTTTCCGGCAGACATAAGGCTTTCTACAACACCGATCTGTTTTCTCATACTACGGACAATTCTCTTGAAATTGTAGACCGGATAACCAAGTTTCTGTGCGGTCATAACGCCAAGCCTGCGTTTCCAGTCATTCTAAAATACTGAATTAATATCTCGGCTACCGTTTTGGTACCCCAGAATATCCCCCTTTTTGTTTTTTCGGAATTTTTTGATTTCCTGTTTTTTCAATGAAACCTTTAATAAACTGACAATGATTACAGTCATAAGTTGGATAATTGTCGCACGCCCATTTGAGACAATCCGCACCAATATCTCCACACTCCATCGCTGCCGCGTATTCTGTTGTATAACACATCCTATGAATTGGATACCCTACTTCGAATAAGCATTTGCCCATCTTCACTCTCATAGAATCGTTTAATAGAACTGAAATCAAATCTTACCCCATATGGCACTGGCATATATGTCAAAAGCTCTCCTGTCTCCAATCTCATTTCGCAGGTCCTTGTGCCAAACATTTTTGATTTACACGTTATCTTGAATCGATACCTACCAGTTTCATTCATGCCAATTCGACCCCCTTTTTGTTTTTTGGAAATTTTGGAGGCTCACCCCGCCCCGACAGCCCCGCACGTTTAGACCCCTCCCCCCATGCCGATCCGCTGGTGCTTTTCCTGGGACGATTCCAACAAAAGCGAAAGTGATGAGCCTATAAGATGCTTTCCGATTCGCTTCGTTGCTAACTATTCGTGAAAGAAATCTTTGCCGAATAGTTGAACGTGTAAATATGCCGTATTGTGTTTATTATTTGCATTATTCAAATCTATTAACAGATTTCTTTTATCGCGTCCGTCTGATATAACACGGCTCTTATAACTCCGGCGCTTCCGGTTCTGGTAATTCCAGACTGTCGGCGTATTTCTGGGCGATTTCTTCCCGGCTCTCCTGCGCTGTGGTTCCGGTTGTTACCCTGATTTCCTGCGCTGCCTCCGCGTATCCGTGGCAAGCTTTCAGTGCAAAGATGCAGCCGATGCTGTTTTTCTCGGTCGCTCCATCAAACAATGCGGACTCACTTTCCATTTTCCACCTTTTAGCCGCTCGAGAATGTGCAGAACTTGTTCCGCCTCTAATTGTCCCATTTATCCATGTAGTGATGGTATCGTTAGCCACTCCCACCATGATCGCAAAGTTTAAAATCGTAGGCTTTTTTTGATAACGATAGCATAAACCCGTGTATACATCCCACAACTGATCCAACAGCTCTATATTATCCAAATCTAAATTTGTACCAGTAACCCAGATTGTTTTGCGTTCTGCCGGATTAGCTTTAAACAGATGCATATAAATATACTTCATCATTCCAGCAAAAGCGGAAGGATTCCCGATCATCTCTTCATGAGATATTCCAAGTTCATTTGTTATATAATCATCTGCATAGTATTCAATCTTATTCTTGTATATTTCGATATTATTCGAATTATCTTGAATATTAATACTATTATCATTTACTGTTTTAATATCATGTTTACCATGAGCCATATTATAAAATTCACATCCTTTTACATGCTATAAACATTATTCCAATAATACAAATAATTAAAGGAATATGAAATAATTGTATTTATTGTTTAATCAATTATGTTATTCGGAAATATAAAGAAAGTCTTAAAGTAAAACATCTGTAGAATTAAAAGAAATATATTTAACTCCAGGAACTTAATCCAATAA